GTTGAGAGCCGTAGGATCCCTAATCCTTTCCACGCAGTACTTTTTTCCTGTCCTAATTTTAAGCGCTTTACTAATAATCTGGTGCCTCATAAGTTTGATGAAGATTCTATGGCGAGGGATGAGACTCGTCTTCTCATTCCTTTCATCGATGCAAACAAGAATGTACATGCGTACCAGGGTAGAGCGTTAGGCAACTCAAACGTTAAGTATATTACTATTATTCTAGATGATAGTATACCAAAAGTTTACGGGCTTGACCGTGCTAAATTTGATAAAGACGTCTATGTATTTGAGGGTCCTATCGACAGCATGTTTGTTTCTAATTCTATCGCTACTGCAGGAGGTGACTTAGTCTCGGCTCTTCGTACGTTTGATAAGGATAAATTGGTCATTGTCTATGATAATGAACCACGATCAAAAGAAACAGTTAAGAAGATCGACAAAGCAATCATGCAAGGATACAGAGTATGTATATGGCCTGAAAACTTAGAGCATAAAGATATTAATGATATGATCCTTGCAGGCATGTCATCTGAATTTATTGAATATATAATAAGACAGAACACTTATCGTGATTTGGCAGCCAAGTTGGCACTGACAAAATGGAGTAAAGTATGAACACCGCTAAGATTATTGCCGTAACTGATCCATGGATTGATACTAAAGATGGTCATATGACTGCCAACGAGTTTATTGCTTATGTTGCTAGAGTTTCAAATCCATCTAATCAAAATAATAGTTTAACTGCTGATAAGCTTCTTCGCTATCTTGCAAAGCATAAACATTGGTCTCCGTTTGAGATGGTGAATATTGTTATGGAGATTAACACGACACGTGATATTGCTCATCAGATCGTGCGGCATCGTTCATTCTCATTCCAAGAGTTCAGTCAGCGTTATGCAGATCCGACTAAGGATCTTGGTTTTGTTAGTCGCGAAGCTCGTCTTCAGGATCAGAAGAATCGCCAGAACAGTATTGAAACTAATGATGAGCAGTTAGCCAAAGACTGGGAGTGGCTGCAAATAGCGTTGCAGAACAAAGCTAATGAAGCATATTCTTGGGCCATTGAAAACGGCATCGCTAAGGAACAGGCACGTGCAGTTCTTCCTGAAGGTCTTACATCAACGCGTCTTTATATGAATGGATCGCTTCGTTCGTGGATTCATTATTGTCAGATTCGTTCTGGTATTGAGACACAGAAAGAACACCGACTGATTGCTCTTGATGCTTGGTATCAAATTACAGAAGTGTTTCCTTCACTTAAGGATGCGTTGGATTTAGGAGCTTAATATGCCGTTTTATTTGAAGAAGCCTATTCCTATTGAAGCAAGACAACTTACACTAGATAATACTTCAGAGTTGACTGAATGGTCAAATGCTACAGTTGTCAAGAGACCTGATGGTACACCGTCTGGCATGATGGTGTGGACACTAGAAGGAACAATGACAGGAAAGATTGGAGATTATCTTTGTAAGGGTATTCGCGGAGAGTTTTATTTCTGCGATAAAGATATTTTCCATGAATCATATAGTGAAATAGAAGTATCGGAACGATAATATGGATGAACAACTGTTAACGGCTATTGACTATAACGAAAAGTCTGGCTATAACATGATGATTGTGTGGGATATTGGTCGTAGGTGTAATTACGACTGTACTTACTGCACTCTATACATGCATAACTCATGGTCACCTCATGCTGAGATAGAAGAACTTAAAAAGACTATGAAATACATCGATGAGTATTACTCGGTGTATAGATCTTTCCATAAAGTTGATTTTATGGTAACTATTAGTTTTACTGGTGGTGAACCTACCGTGAATCCTTACTTCTTTGATTTTGTAAAGTGGATTCATGAAACTTATCCTAAGAAGTATCGCCTCAGCATGACTACTAACGCTACTTGGCCGTTGGATACAGGTGAGAAGATTCTTAAGCTCTTTAATATGATTACAGTAAGTTATCATACTGAAGCACATCCAACTTTAAAAGAAAAGGTTGTTAAGAATATCCTTAATCTCCAAGATATTGGTCAGCGTTTCAAAGTAAACGTAATGATGCATGAGAACGAACAGTACTTTAATGAGTGTGTTGATCTCATGGAGAATGTTCTCGCTCCAAGAAAGATTAGTTTTATCCCAAGAATTATTGGTGAGAGGCTCGAGGAGCAGAAGAAGCAAGAAGTAGATCGTAAGAAGCAGAAAGTTATTACACGAAGCAAGATTCATGCTTATACGCATGAACAAGCTGCATATATCATGATGTACTGGAACAAGAAGAATCTTGAACTTACAGATCATGCTTTCTCTAATATTAAAACTAACGATCTTAGTGTAGAAGATTCAGTTCAAGGTTTCTTTGATAGACTTCTTAAGTCCAAAGAAGTAGAAGTTGAATCCGTCGAAGAGTTTCTTTCTAAAGAACCTATTGAAGTCCAGAAAGAAATTAAGAAGATTGAAACTAAGCAGCAGAAGGTTGCTGAAGTCTCTATGCAAGGTAAACCTAAGAAGACTTACACCCTTGTCGATAACGTCAATGCTCCTGCAAAGAAGAGTATTGAAAATGCTAACTTTGATTTTAATGCTAAGTTAGAAAAGATCAGAGAAGCTCGCAAGAACTATGAAGATCCACTCAATATTGTTAAGCCAGTTGAAACTCTTATGAAGTCTAAGTTCGAAGAGGGCAAAGTAGTAGGTCGATCAATTGGAAGGATGTGTTGTGGTGGTAGAGACCTATCATGCCAAACTGTTCATTCAGAAAAAGATCAGTGGGATGAGATTAGATTTGCCAAGAACACTAACTTCCAAGGCTGGAAGTGTATGATTAACTGGTTCTTCTTACATATTGAACAAGAGAAGGATATAGTATTCCATCACCAAACATGTAGAACAAGTCTTAACAGTGTCGAAGAACCTATTGGAAAGGTTAGTGAGTTTCATAAGATCATTGATAAGGTTAAGGGTTATTTGTATGGCAACCTAGAGATCCCACTTATTACATGCCCTCATGATCTTTGTGGTTGTGGCATGTGTGTTCCAAAAGCCAAAGATGAAGAGACTGCTCGCAAACTATTCCACAAATATGTAAAATATCCAGTTGAACCCATTATGGAACCAATATTAGATGGTGACCCTGATCTCCAGAAGCATATGAAAGAGATGCGGGATTATAAATAGCTTGTAACAGGAGTAAGTTATGAAGAAGATAGCGTTACTAATATGCTTATTTTCTTCTGCTTCTTATGCAAGTGAACTGAGTTTTGGGTTTAAAAACCCATCTTTTTCTGGTGTCGGCTATTCGTCTCATGTCTTAACTATTGATAACCTTGAACAAACAAGGAAGCAGAAGATAATAGAAGACAAGAAAACGGAGGCAGCCAAAGCTGCAGCTGATGCCAAGAATACTAACTTGGCTAAGTTCTTAAATAATCTTGAAAGTAGAATCTACGCAACGATATCACAAAATATCGCTGCTGAGTTATTCAAAGAAGGCGGAGCAACTACAGGATCTTTCGACATTGGTGGGAATAATTTACAATGGTCATCTGATGGAAGTACTATAACATTAAGAATTACTGATCCCGGTGGTAGTGTTACGCAAGTAGTAGTGCCATACGGGAGTTTAGCATGGTAAGATATGCATTTTTAATTGTTTGTGTTTTAGCACTAGCTGGGTGTACAGGTAGTAAGATTACATCTAGCAAAGATCTAGAAAATCAAGTAGATAAAGCCGAAGTAATTACTACAAAAAGATTCAATGAACTCATAAATATGCCAGCTGTTAGTAGTGACCCTATACCAGTAGCTGTATATAAATTTTCTGATATGAGTGGACAGAGAAAACCATCTAGCAATTATGCTAGTTTGAGTTCAGCTGTTACACAGGGTGGAGAAGTTATTTTAATAAAAGCTTTACAGGATGCTTCAAAGGGTAAATTCTTTAAGCCTATTGAAAGAGTTAGTCTTGATAATCTTGTAAAAGAAAGACAACTCATCAGAAGTCAACGTGAAGTTTATGAAAAAGAAGAAGCTAAACCATTAACACCCCTTATTGTTGCAGGTATAATGATAGAGGGTGGTATAGTTGGTTATGATAGTAATATTGCAACTGGTGGAATAGGTGCTCGTTATCTTGGTCTTGGTGCTCAACAAGAGTATCGTAAAGATGAAGTAACTGTGATGCTAAGACTTATATCAATAAGCACTGGTGAGATATTAATATCAAGTGGTGTAACTAAAACAATTTATAGTACTGGTGTAAGTGCTAATATATTTAAGTTTGTTGATGCTGGTACAAGATCTGTTGAGTTAGAAGCTGGAACTTCTATAAATGAGCCAACTACTTATGCAGTAAGACTAGCTATTGAAACTGCAGTAGTTGATATAATAAAGCAAGGTGCTCAGAAGAAATTGTGGAAGTATAAAGAAACAGGGAAAAAAGGAAAATAAGAAATGAAAAAACTCACAAGAATGATGACATTTATATCATTCTTGGTTATGTCTGGTTATGTAAATGCGGCAAACTTAATCTATATGGACCAGATAGGTGATGGTTCTACAATAAACATCACACAAACGGGTGCAGGAAACGCAATTGGTACATCAGGTGTTAAGTCAACTTTTACTGGTGACAATAACACAGTGACAATTGAACAAATTGGAAACAACAACGTAACTAATATGACTGTTAGTGGTGATGGTGCCACTATATCTTCTATTATTAATGGTAGTTCAAACATACTAAACTTAGAGTGTGGTGCTAATGGCGGATCTTGCGGACCATCAACTATAACTAAAACAATTACGGGCGATGGTAACCAAGTAACACAATCTACAGATACATTAACTAATACAACTGTTACGATTCAATCAGATAATAACCAAGTAAATGTTACAAGTACTTCAACGGCAGTTGCTGGTACTAAGAACACAGTTGATATCTCTGGTGGTAGTGGTAACATAGTTGATGTTGTGCAGGCTGGTACTGCTTCAACTGTTGGTCATGAAGTTGATTTAACAATAAATGGTGCTTTAAATACCATTGACTTTAGACAGGGTGGAGCAGTTGATTCTAAGATCGTTACAACTATTACTGGTTCTAGCAACACCGTTACTATTAAGTCCAACCACAACTAATGCTGCGGTTGGTGAAGTAACAGAACAATCTGGACCTACAGAGATAAAAAGACAGTCGACTGTTATACCCAGCGCTTTGCAGTTTGGTGTAGAGATGCAAGATATCATCACTACAGCTAATGCAAAGGCTGGGATAACTTTTAAAGATGATACACGAGTCCAAATAACTGAACATAGTAAACTAGTAATTGATAACTTTGTTTATGATGGTGAAAAGAAAACCGGTAAGCTTGGTATCAAGATGGCTCTTGGTACAATCAAGTATGCATCTGGTCAGATAGCAAAAAATGACCCACAACAGGTTGTAGTTACAACACCAACTGCAACTATTGGCGTTAGAGGTACTGACTTTTCAAGTACAGTTGATGAATTAGGAAGATCACAGATCATATTGTTACCTTCATGTCCTGAAGGTTGGAAAGATATACAAAAAGACTGTGTAACCGGTAAGATTATAGTCTCATCTGCTATGGGAACTGTACTCTTAACTAAACCTTTTG